AGGTAAATTCCATTTTTTACAAAATACAGATGCTAATAGAGGCGGTGCAGTATTAGCTGATTCTGTTATGACAATTCAAAATGATGGCAAAGTCGGAATTGGTACTGCTGCACCAGGCGATGATGGACTTTCTATTGCATACCCAGGCAGTGCTCCACAGCTTCAGCTAAAGATGGCATCGACTGGTCATGTTCATATATCTAATAATACTTCTGATAAAGATATGAACTTTGCGACTGCTGGAACTGGAGATATCTATTTTGCTCCTGGTGGAACAAATCATATAGCTTTTCTTGACTCAGGCAATGTCGGAATTGGAGACACTTCACCAGATTATGCCCTCGATGTCGTGAAAAGTGAGTCAGGTAGTTATGTAGCAATGTTTGAGGGGACTCATGGCTCAAATCCTTATGGAGCGGCTATTCATTTTAGTGCGGCGGCTCCAAATAATACTACAAGTCAATTCATATATTGTGCCGATAGTTCTCAAGCAAGATTTGCTGTTTATTCTAATGGCTCAGTTCAAAATGTTGAAGGTACTTATGGAAGTTCTTTATCAGACGAAAGATTGAAGAAAGATATTACTCCTGCTAAATCTCAATGGGATGATGTTAAAAATATTGATATTGTTAATTACAAAATAGCAACTGAAGGAAACGATGCAAAAAAATTAATGAGTGTTGTAGCTCAACAAGTTCAAAAAGTATCTCCAATGTTAGTTGGAGAAAGACCTCCTCATAAAAGTGAAGTGGCTTTTGATTCAACATTTGGCACTCTTTATGAAGGAGGAGATGAGCTTCCAAAGAACAAAGAAATTGGAGATATAAAAGAAGAAAAGGAAAAAGTATTATTTTTTAAAGACAGTATATTTTTCTGGAAATGTGCAAAAGCACTACAAGAAGCTATGGCAAAAATTGAGACTCTTGAGGCTAAAGTAGAAGCATTGGAGAACGCATAATGACTTGGTTTTATTTACATTGTGTAGTAGCAATAGCTATTCTTATAGCAGATGCTAAAGGAACGTTAGAACCTGCTATAAATAAATTTGAAGAAAAGATTGGGATATATACACCTCCCGATACAACAGAAACAGATCCATTTACATTAGAGATAGAAGATGAAAGTAGTACCAGACTGGAAAGAAATGAATAAAGTCCTTAGAGTCGTTATAGCCTCAGCATTTATCGGATTCTTAGCAGCCTTAATTTTTATAGCTTGCAATGATGAATACTATTTAGGTAAAACAAGAGAAGAGCTAGCAAAAGAAATGTTTGAAGTAGATTCATTATTGATGACAGTACAGATGCAACTTGATAGTACTTATATTGATTTTAAAAAGTTCTATATTGATGCACAGAGGATAAACCAGGGCCATGACTAAAGGTATAAGTGAAGATGCTCAAGTACATATATCAATTGCGTTTCTTATCAAAGCAATGTTTGCTGTCGGAATTGTCGTTGGCGGGTGGTACCAAACTCAAATGAAGTTTGCAAATATAGAAGCAAGATTAAATGATTTACATGATGAGGTGGTGGTGTTAAGCTCAAAGGTTGCAAAAATGGAGGCAGAGCATATTGAAGAACTCGAACACCACAACGAAGAATTAATTGAAACTAACAGAAGTCTAATGCAAAGGTTAGGCTTAAAGAAACCATAAAAAACAAAGGAATGAAAATGGCTAATAATAAAAACCAAAAAGAAAAAGCCCCAGTTTTAAACCTTGATGGGCAAGAATACAATATCGAAGATATGACAGATGATCAGAAACTTATTATTTCACACGTTACAGACCTGGGTAGAAAGATTGAATCTACTAAGTTCAACTTGCAACAAATGGAAATAGGCAAAGATGCGTTTGTTAAAATGCTAAAGGATGAATTAACCAAAGAAAATGAAGATTAAAATAAATACCATTGATAGGATAATAAGCGAAAATGGCAAACCAAATGTTTGCAAGACAGTCCACTATACTGCTTATGCAACTAAGACCGTTGGTAAGTATGATGATATAAAAGAATATAACTCTTCACTTAATAGCATGTTATCTCTTCCTCCCGTTTCAGGTGATTTTATTGAATATAGTAAACTAACAGAAGAAAAGGTAGTTGAGTGGGTAGAAGAATTGCTTGGAAAAGAAAAGTTAGACAATATGGAAAACAGCCTCAATCAGCAGATAGAAGAAATCATTGCTCCCACTAGAGGGAAGGGAGTACCCTGGTGATCGAGAACTGGACAGAAATTGGGTTCGCAGGTTTAGCTGCTGGAATATTATGGATGACATTTAAATGGATGACAAGTGAACTGAATAAAAAGATTGACGACTTACAAGCAATTATTATTAAACTAATAGATGCTAAGAACCTGATGGTAGACAAGTTTCAAGAGCTTAATGATGAGATTACTGATCAGCTTAATTATATCGAAGCTAAGATTGGGAATGGGCGTGGCTCTAAGCAAAAAAGAAAGGCAAAGAATAAGTAATGCCAAAAGTTGGAAAGAAAAAATTTAAGTATACTAAATCTGGCAAGAAAGCTGCTAAGAAATATGCTAAGAAAACTGGTAAGCGAGTTTCCAGAAAGAAAGGATACTAATGGTGGATTCGACAAAGGTGATTGTGAATGGAGTATTAGGAGTAGGTGTATGGTGGGTGAACCTGCCGATGGTTCTGCAAATGGCAGTATCGTTGGCCACCCTTATATACTTGATTATCAAAATAAAGAATGAAATACAAAGGAGCCTATAATGGGTTTAAAAGAAATGTTAATTGCTGCAGCCGAATCGCAAGCAGCTAGTATCAGAAACGAAATGATGTCTCATTTAAGTTCTGATGAAATGAGTAAGGTAATTGCAACAAAGATTAACGAGAAGATCGACATCCCTTTTGTTAGCGAAGAAAAGGAACAAATCTTCTTTGAGAAGTGTGTAGATGTTGTAACAGATATTGTAGAAGGTCTATTGAAGGGCAAGTGATGCCAAGATTTAGCACAAGAAGCAGATCTAGACTGCATACATGCGACAGCCGACTAATCAAATTATTTAACAAAGTTGTTAAAGGTTTTGATTGTCAAATTTTGGAGGGACATAGAGGTCAGAAAGCACAAAATGAAGCGTACAACAAAGGCAATAGCAAGGTTAAGTTTCCTAATGGTAAGCATAATCAAAGTCCTAGTGTTGCTGTTGACGTTGCTCCCTATCCTATTGACTGGAGTGATAGGGATCGTTTTCATTATTTTGCAGGATACGTTATGGGAATCGCATCCCAAATGAAACTTAAAATTAGATGGGGTGGTGATTGGAACATGAATACCCAGACTAAAGATAATAAGTTTGACGACCTCGTTCATTTTGAAATACGAGAATAATATTGACAATTAAAGAGACAGTTGTAGTCTTTCCAGACATACACTTTCCTCATCACGATGAGAAAGCATTAAGCTGTGCTTTAAAAGTGTTGGAGCATTTAAAGCCATCAGCTTTTTTATGTTTGGGGGATTTTGCTGAAGGTAGTTCGGTGTCTCATTGGCAATGGAGTAAAAAGAAAAGACCTCCATTAGAGTACCAACTACCTGCTATTAAAGAAGAAATAGCAGCTGTAAACGAAGGTTTAGATAGGATTGACCAGGCTTGTAAGAGAGCAAAGGTCAAGAAAAAAATTATGACTATGGGTAACCATGAGTTATGGTTTGATAATTTTGTAGAAGAGAATCCATACCTTAAAAAGTATGGAGCTATGGAAGCGTTTAGAATAAAAGAGAGAGGTTATGATGCTTATCCCTATGGTAAGTATATAAAAATACTAGGATCTAAAATGTATGCATATCATGGTGGACATTATAGTGGAATTAATCATACGAGAAGTCACGTGATGAACTTAGGTGTTAATATCATATATGGACATACACATGATTCTATGAAAGCTGTAATTACTCACTTGACTGGAGCTAAGATGGCATACTCTATGGGATGTTTATGTAAAATGGAGAAAGATTTTTTAAAGAATAGACAGACAAACTGGACTCACAATGTGGGAGTTTTAGATATTTATAATGATGGAAACTTTAACTTAAATGTTCTAACTATTATAAATGGTAAGACAACAATAAATGGAAAGCTAATCGATTGAAAAGATTAGAAGATGTAGATATTGACCGTAGAAAGTACTACGGAAAGAAAAAGAAAAGGAAAGTAAAGAAGCGTGCCAAAGTTAAGCGTACATATAGATGATTTTTCTGGCGGATTAATAGACACTACAAATCCCAGAGATATTCCTCAAAATGGATTATCTGAAGCTAAGAACATATCTTTTACAGAACGTAATTCTATAAAGACATTAGGTGGCGGAGTTACACATACAAGGCTAGTTGCCTCAGATTTTAGCGGAGCTACAGGGACTGATGGTTCACAAGGCGCAAGTGCTATAGAAGGACATTTAGCTGGTGGCTATGGAATGTTTGCCTTTGAAAGTGATTATGACATTGGATTGACTGCACCAACAAGCGTAAATGCATCTGGCGCAACAGACCAGGGGTCTAAGAGTGTTATGTATATGGATTGTTTAAATGGTAATATACATTGGTATGATTACAATACAAGAACATTGAATCTTAGAGGAAATGGAGCAAAAGCCGCTACAGCCACAGGAAGTGCAACAGTAAATCATCATGACTTTAGTGCAAATAAACTTGCATTTACAGCAGCAGGTGTTAGTGGAGTTGGAGATGTAATTACAGATGATGATAATAGTTTTATAGGGAAATTTAAAGCTGGAGATTATATAAGAATTGAAAATTGTGACGATGGGAGCAATGCTAATAACTTTCAATGTTTAAGAATAAGAGATGTCAATAGGGCCAAGATCACTCTTGATCATAAAAATTTTGTAACTACTGACGCCAATGAAAGCGGAACTCCAAAACTCCACGTAATGGTAAGACCTGTATTTTACTATGCAGAGAACGCAGTTAGGATATCAGATGCATCTTACTGGGAAGAAAAGTCACATAGTGATCCTACAAATGCTAATGCCTATCAAAACGTTTGGTATGGATATATTAAAAGAACTCATTTCCATGACTCAAGTGGGGCCACTATTTTGTCAACCGTAAATAACGGAACGTTTGAAGGGTGGGATATAAAAGCGAATGACTTAGCTGCCCCTACCGAATTTACAGTTAGCACATCTTCAGCATATCCATCTGCAAGTGGAACAGGTCTTCATCTTAGACTGATTGGGGACTCAGCTTTATCCACCTCTGGATGGAAAAATACAGCGTATCAATGTGCTGCATCTTTTATATATGATGGCAATCAAGAATCATTATTATACATTCCAACTTCTAGCAATACTTTTACGCCTAGCGCAGATAATAGA